GACATCGGCAACCGCGCCCTGCAGCACTGCGGGCAGCGCCTCATGACGTCCTTCACCGAGGACTACAAGGGCGCGCAAGAGGTAGCCTTCGCCTACGACAAGATCCGTAAGTGGGAGCTGCAGCGGAACGTGTGGCGCTTCTCGATCAAGCACGCCGCCCTGCGCGCGATCAGCACCACCTCCATGAACGTGGTCTTCGGGGCCTACGATGCTGCCAAGACCTACGTCGTCGGGAGCGTGGTGACCTCGGGCGGCCGGCCCTACATCGCCAATCAGGCAGTGCCGATCAGCACGCCACCGGCGGACAACCCGGGCTCCTGGGAACCCTACTATGGGCCGCAAGCCTGCGATGCTTATGACAGCACGCTGAGCTACTACAGCGGTGAGGTGGTCTACATCGCCAGCACCGGCTCGGTGTACCTGTCCCTGGTGGCGGACAATGCCGACAACCCGACGACGGCGCAGGCCGCGTGGGATGCGACCGTGACCTACTCGAAGGGCGACACGGTCACCTACAGCGCCGCGACGTGGCAGTCGACGCGCGACCTAAACCTGAACCTCACCCCCGGCGTCAGCGGCTGGCAGGCGATCCCGGGCACGCAGCCCGACCAGATGGTGGGCCAGAAGTGGCTCAAGCTGGGCGCGGCTACCGTGGCCAGCATCAAGATCGTCTACCCGGTCGGCAGCGGCCCGAGCAACCAGACGACCACGCGCAACATCTACCGGCTGCCGGCCGGCTTCCTCCGCAAGGCCGCCCAGGATCCGAAGGCGGGCAGCCAGAGCTACCTCGGCGCTCCGAGCGGCTTGGCCTATGACGATTGGGAGTTCGAGGGCGACTACATCACGACCCGGGACACCCAGGTGATCCTGCTCCGCTTCGTCGCCGACTTCACGGATGTCACCCGCATGAACAGCATGTTCTGCGAGGGCCTGGGCGCGCGGATCGGGCTCGAGGTGTGCGAGAGCCTGACGCAGTCGAGCGAGAAGCTGCAGACCATCGGGCAGAAGTACAAGCTGTTCATGGGCGAGGCGCGGCAGGTGAACGCCATCGAAATCGGTTCGGAGGAGCCGCCCGAGGATGACTACATCACCTGCAGGCTGTAGGATAGCGCATGGCTGACGCATCCTTCATCCAGACCAACTTCCTCGGCGGCGAGTGGAGCCCGGAGTTCCAGGGCCGCGCCGAAGACCCGAAGTACCGCAGCGCTCTCAACGTCTGCCGGAACAGCTTCCCCATTGAGGAGGGTGCCTGGCAGCGCCGCTCGGGCACGCGCTTCGCCGCGCCGACCCGTAAGGGCGTGCAGGCGACGCTGCGGGAGTTCGACTTCACCGAGAGCCTGCCCTTCGACCTCGAGTTGTCGGCCGGGCACATCCGCTTCTTCGCCGGCCCGAACCTCGTGGTCGAGGGCACCACCGGCGTGCTCGGGATCTCGACGGCCAGCCCGGCCGAGGTGTCGACCTTCCTGGCCCACGGCTGGAGCACCGGCGATCAGGTGATGTTCCGCCTGCCGGATGGCGTGGCCGACCCGGGCGTCGCCGACATCCTGAACCGCCAGTTTGAGATCACCAAGGTCGACAACTACCGCTTCACCATCGTGGACGCGGTGGACGGCATGGCGGTCGACGGCTCCACGCTGACGCCCGGGCCCAACCCGCTGTTCGTCGCGCGCGTCGTCGACATCGCCACGGTCTACACGGCCGCGCAGCTCGACGACATCCGCCTCGTGCAGAACGAGGACGTGGCGATCCTGCTGCACAAGGACGTCAAACCCTACGCCCTGGCATCGACCGCGCCGGCGGCCGCGGGCATGCCGGCCACCTTCACCTTCTCGGTGGCGATCTTCAAGGACGGCCCTTATCTCGACCCGCCCACGGACGGCACCACGCTGACGCCGAGCGCCACGTCAGGCACGATCACGCTGACGGCCTCGGGGATCACCTCGATCAACAACGGCCTCGGCTTCCAGTCGACGGACGTAGGCCGCCTCGTGCGCCTGTTCAGCGAGCCGCTGGACTGGAGCGCCGTCACGGCCTACGCCAAGGGCGACAGCGTCAAGTTCAACGACACCTACTGGCAGGCCCTGCTGGCCAACACCGGCAAGCAGCCGGATCTCGACGTCAACAACTGGCAGATCTCCACGACCGCGGCCGCCTGGACCTGGGGCACCATCGCCACGGTCGTCGACACGTCGCACGTCACGATCACCCTGGCCACCGCGGACCCGACCGGCGAGTTCGCCGGCGGGAACCTGCACTACACCAACGCCATCAAGTCCTGGCGGCTGGGCAAGTACAGCAACACCACCGGCTGGCCGAGCGCCGGCTGCTACCACGAGAACCGCTTCTGGCTGACGAACGCGGCCAACCAATTCGACGCGAACGTGACCAACGGCGACGTCGGTGGCACGATCAACTTCTGCCCGACGACGCCAGATGGCACGGTCGCCGACAACTCGGGGATCTCCGAGAAGATCAAGACCGACACGGTCAACACGATCTTCTGGATGATGCCTGACCACACCGGCATCGTGCTCGGGACGCAGGGCGGCGAGTTCCTGATCCAGTCGTCGAACCTGAACGAGCCGATCACGGCGACGTCGATCAAGGCCCCACGGATCACGAAGTTCCGCTGCGAGAACATCGAGCCCCGCCGCACCGGCCTCAGCTCGATCTTCGTCCAGCGCTACGGCAAGAAGGCCCTGGAGTACGTCGCCGACGTCTACAGCGGCAAGTTCAGCGCCACCAACGTCAGCCTGCCGGCCAAGCACCTCGCCCTGACCGGGATCAAGGAAATCGCCTACGTCGCCGAGACGACCCCCATCGTGTGGGCGCGGATGACCGATGGCAGCCTGGCCGGGATGACCTACAAGCGCGAGAGCCCCTTCTCGACGCAGCCGGCCAGCTTCAACGGCTGGCACCGCCACGACCTGGGCAGCGGCCGCACCGTGGAGTGCGTGCGCGCCGGGCCGTCAGTGAGCGGCGAGACGGACGCCGTCGCCCTGATCACGAACGACACCGACGTCAATGTGCGCTGGGTGGAGTTCATGGCGGCGCAGTTCGAGAGCCGCGGCGACATCGCGGACGGCTTCTTCGTGGATGGCGGCACTGTGCCCACGGCGGCCAAGGTCGTCGGTTCCACGGTCGTCCTGTACGGCCTGCACTACCTGATCGGCAAGACGGTCGCGGTCACCGCCGGCGGCCTGGACCTGGGCGACCATGTGGTCGACGCCAACGGCCGCGTCACGGTTACCTTCACGACCGACAACGCCCTGTTCACGGCGGCCTACCTGCAGACGCTGACCGACAGCGGGTCGACCTTCAACGGCCTGGGCCTGACCATCATCAACACGGCGGCCGGCACCGGCAGCGACCCCAGCTACAACGCCATCACCGAGTACACCCCGAGCGGCGGCACGGTGACGACGTCCTCGGTCACGGGGCTGGCCGACTGGAACAACAACCGCTTCTTCCACTTCGGCACGACCACCGGCGGGATCCGCTCCTACAACCTCACCACCGGCGCGCAGACCGGACAGGTGACGGCCGCGGCGCTCGGCGTCTCCGGCGGCTTCGTCCTCGCTCCCGGGATCCTGGGGGCGGACGGCAACATCTACTTCGTCAGCGACGCCAGCAACAGCGACCCGCTGAACAAGGTGTCGCCGAGCCTGACCCTGACCGGCACCTTCGGCGCGTCGAGCGGCAGTTTCGGCACGGGCACCGGCCTCGCCTACCCCTGGAGCATGTGCCCGATCCTCGTCGGCTCGGCGCACTTCATCCTGTCGACGTCGCAGGCCTACCTCGCCTTCAGCAACACGGCCGAGGTGGCGGTGATCGCGACCGCGGGCATGACCCTGTCGGACACGCCGGTCTTCATCGACGAGAACCGCGGGGAGGCCTGCCGCGGACCCAGCACGTCCACCACGGACGGCGACTTCGGCGCGGCCTTCATCCTTGGCCACAACGCGGTCGACGGGGCTACCAGCACGTCGCTGGGCCTCTACCGCTACGGCATCTTCATCGACAAGGCCGGCAACCAGAGCCAGGGCCTGCACAAGATCGGCACCATCAGCGGCACGCAGATCTACGCCGGCTGGCCCTACTACAGCTCGGTCTCGAGCCTGGGCTACGACGAGACGGACGGCAACCTGCTGTTCTTCGCCACGATCAGCCAGGCGTTCGCCTGGAGCGGCGGCAGCCCCTACGTCGCCGGCGATTGGGTCAAGGGCTCGAACGGCCACGCCTACGTCGCGCTGAGCGGCACCACGGGCGTCGACCCCACGACGGACGCCGGCGTGCATTGGGCCGACCACGGCGCGATCACGAACGAGACCCGCCTCGTGAAGGTGCGCGCCCGCGACGCCACGGTGCTGTGGTCGACGGCGGTCCTGGCCGGCGGCTCGGACCTGAATAAGTGCCGGATCCGCAATGGCCGCTACGACTGGATGTCGGGCACCGCTTCGGGCGGAACCTACCACCTGTACCGGATGAACACCCTGACCGGGGCGCTCGTCACGCCGCAGATCGAGATCACGGGCGTCAGCGTCACGGGCTCGCAGAGCTGCGACGGCGGCACCGGGCAGATGGTGTTCTACTGCGACTTCACCTCCGGCGGTGGCGCGCCCACGGGCTCCAGCTTCAGCGGGAAGTGGGCGACCTTCGGCGGCACCCCGCCGGCGGCCGCGAGCAACTACTACGGCCCATTCACGGTCGGCTACACTTACACCAGCCAGGGCCAGATCCTGCGGCCTCTGGCCCCCGCTGAGACCGGCGCGCAGAACGGGCCGGCCCTGGGCAAGACGCGCCGGATCCACCAGCATGCGGCGCTCCTGCAGGACACGCAGGGGATCTACTTCGGCTCGGACTTCAGCCACCTGAACGTCAGCCCGCTCTACAGCGCCGGCGGCACGGTTCCTCTGACCCCGCTGCAGCTCAAGAGCGGCGTGGTCTGGACTACGGTCGACGATGCGTATAGTTTCGACGGAATGCTCTGCTGGCAGATCACGCGGCCCTACCCGGCCACGGTCCTGTCGGTGGAAAGCTTCCTTCACACGCAGGACCGCTAGATGGTCGACTTCTCTGGATCCTCGCTCGGCGGCAGCCTCGCAGCCTCGGCCGGCGGCGGTGGCATCACGGCCGGCCTGTCGGCCTCGACCTTCGGCAGCCTCGGCGGCGCGGTTGGCGACATCTTCGGCGCGGTCGGCAGCCTCAAGGCCGCGAGCGCCTACACCAAGGCGTCGCAGATCGAGCTGCAGAACGCGGCCATCGCCCGGGCCAGCACGCAGATCCAGCTCACGCAGACCCAGCGCCACATCTTCCAGACCATCGGCGCGCAGAAGGCGGCGGTCGGCGCGGCCGGCTTCGCCAACTCGGGCAGCGCCCAGGATCTGCTGCGCTCCTCGCTCAGCCAGGGGGCGCTGCAGCGGCAGGTGATCCAAGAGCAGGGCCTGATCAACGTCAACAGCTACGAGGCGCAGGCGACGGCCTACCAGGGGCAGGCGGCGGCCGCGAAGGCCTCGGCCGGTGGCGGCATCCTGGGTGGCATCCTGAAGTTCGCATCGGCTGCGCTGCCGTTCCTGTCGGACGCCGACGCGAAGATCAACGTCACCCACGCCGGCCCGAGCCCCGTCGCCGGCATCAACTACTACCTGTTCCAGTACAAGGGCGACCCGACGCTGAAGGTCTATCGCGGCGTCCTGGCGCAGGAGGTGCAGGCGGTGCGCCCCGACGCAGTGCAGGACACCGGCGGCTACCTGATGGTCAACTACCCGAAGCTGGGCCTGCGGATGGAGGAAGTCGCCAGTGCCTAACATTCCTGAGTTCGAGGCTCGCGCAGCCGACCAGGGCCTGCAGCCCCAGGAGGGCGGCGCGCGGGCGTTCGAGGGCGAGGGCCGCCACGTTGAGGCCGCCTATGCCCGCGCCGGCAACGACATCGGCAGCGGCATCAACGACCTGGGCACCACCTGGGAACACCACGTCACGGTCCAGGCGGACCTGTCCACCCTGAAGCTGCAGAGCCAGAAGATGGTCTCCCGCCAGCAGGAGTGGCGGCAGGCCTTCGCCGAGGATCAGGCGGCTCCGGTCCACAACCCGAACCTCCTGCAGGATCTGCAGCAGAAGTGGGCGGGCGAAGACGACGCCTACAACGCCACCCTGCCGACGCAGGAAGCGCAGGCGTTCCACCAAGAGCAGGCCATCCGGCAGCGGCAGCACTTCGCCGAAGTCGGCATGGCGGACATGGCCACGCTGGCGGCGCACCAGGGCGTCACCGACGTCGAGCACACCGGCATCTACCTGCAGTCGGCCTCGCACAACGACCCCACGTCTCTGACCCACAACCTGGGCACCATCGACACCTCGGTCGAGGCACAGATCCGCGCCCTGGGCCCGAACGCCACCGCCGAGGCTATCGCCCTCATGCGCGAGGCCGGCGACCGCCAGAAGACCGCCTCGACGCTGGCGGCCGGCCGCGGCACCGTGGACAACGCAGTCGACCCGGTCGGCGGCGCGCCTGGCTCCGGCATCGGCCCCGCGGCGACGAAGTTCCTCGAGAGCCCCGAGGCGAAACTGTACCTCAGCGACCAGCAGCGCGCCGAGATCCAGGGCTACGCCGACCGCCAATCGCACGCGCGCCAGCAGGACGCGTGGATGCAGGAGGAGCACGCCCACCGGCAGGCCGAGTGGCAGTCGCAGGACACGATGTCGCAGTACCAGAAGATCCTGGGCGACAGCCTGAAGCCCGGCGGCAGCCTGCCCGGCGACTTCCTGTCGACGGTGCTCGCCGACCCCCACCTGCGCCCGGGCGACCGCGACACGCTGGTCGGCCTGACGCATCGCATGCAGACCGAGGCGGCCAACATCCAGACTGGCCCCGGCGTCCTGCACACGCTGCTCGGCCGCGTCACGCTGCCGGAGGGTGACCCCCACCGCCTGACGCCGAACGAAGTGCTCCAGCACATCGGCGTCGACCTGTCGCGGACGGACGGCGACTTCCTGCTCGAGCGGCTGAAGCCGGCCGCCGAGGCGCACGACCGCATGGCGAACATCATGCTGGATCAGGCGATCCGCGAGGCGCGCGCGGCGTTGGTGCCGCACGACACGCTCTCGAACCTCGACCCCGCGCAGAAGGCGCTCGAGGAGCACAACATGAGCGCCTTCGAGACGTGGTTCGTGGCGGCCTACACGGACGGCCTGCGCCAGGGTAAGACGCCCGCGCAGCTACTGTCGCCCGACAGCGCCGACTACCTGCTCAAGGGCAACAAGATCCAGACCTTCGCCGGCCAGGGCGCAGGCAGCACGCCGGCCGGCGGCTCCGCGGCCGCGCCGCTGGGCGGCACCCCGCCGAAGGGCATCGTCCCGCGCCAGGCGGATTGGGCGGACGGCATCGCCAACTTCCTGGGCGCGGCCAACAGCAACAGCGCCGGCCTGGACGACGGGCAGAAGCAGCAGCTCGCGACGTGGATCCGCGGCCTGGGCGACAACCCCCTGGGCCAGATCTTCGGCGGGGACCAGAGCGGCCAGCGGATCACGCTGTCGCCCCAGGTCACCAACGAAATGGACCGGATCATCCGCGCGACGAAGGCTGGACAAGGGGCCCCTCCGCAGGGTACTGCTGGGAACACCGCCGTCGCCCCGCCCGCGCAGCAGCCTACGCTGAGCCAGCAACAGGTCGACGGCCTCCTGTTCGGGAAGCCGTAACATGGCCGAGACCCTTGACGACCGCCTGATGCGCGCACGCGCCGGCGGGGCTACGTGGGACCAGATCCACACCGCGCTGAACACCCGGATCGAGGCGGCGCGGGCCGCCGGCGCGACCCAGGACCAGATCAACACCAGCCTGGGCTACTCGGACCCGACGCCGCTGATGCAGTCGTTCCGCACGCAGGCGCAGACGAACATGGCGGCGCACCCGCCGGCGGTGGCGGACAACCCCTATGACGCCTTCATCAACGGCCTGCAGTCCAGCTCCGGCGGCCTAATCGCCCGCGGCCGGCTGCCCGACCGGGTGATGCCCGACGCGCCGAACTTCGCCACCCGCATCGCCAACATGGCGGGCGTGGCGGTTGGCGACATCCCTGCCATGATCCAGGGCGGCTTCTACGGCGGGCGGCTGGGCGCGCTGGTCCCCGGGGCCGGCGAGACCGGCGAGAGCGAGGCCATCGGTGCCGGCGCGGGCGCGTTCGCGCTGCCCCAGGCGATCAAGAGCGGCTACCTCGACGCCCTGAACAAGGGGCAGATCCGCGACGCCGACGACTTCATCCAGCGCTACATGGGCGTCCTGTGGGACACCACGAAGGCCGGCGTCATCGGCGGCCTGACCGGCGGCGCTGGCAAGCTGGTCGAGAACGCGGCCGTGGCCCAGGGCACCGCCCCGGTCACCACCTTCATGGCGAAGTCCGCCACCGAGCTGGCGACCATGACGACGGCCGGCGCGGCGATGCAGGGCAAGCTGCCCAGCCGCGAGGACTTCATCGACGGCGCGATCCTGCTGGCGGCCTTCCACGTCGCCGGCGCAGCGCCGCGCACGGGGGCTCAGCTCCGCGACGCCCTGCAGCGCCACTGGCGGGACACTGACGAGCCGCCGCTCGTGGCGGCCCAGCGCGCGGCCGCGGACCCGGCCTTCCGCGCCCAACTGTTCAGCCTGCCCCACGCCCTGGCTAGCGAGGTGCGCGGCGCGAGCTCGACGCCGGTCGCCCCGCCGGAGCAGTTCAAGGTCGACAACCGCCACACGGCCGATCTCCTGCGGGAGCAGGCGGGCGATCAGCCTGGCCGCAGCCAGCCCGGGCAAGACGACCGCTTCGTCCTGCCCCGCGGTAACGGCGGCATCGACCACTTCACCGGCGTCATGCGGAACATCGAAGGCGGCACTGAGCACGGCGACCTGTCGCGGCCGCGGATCTCCCCCGCCGGCGCGGTCGGCGAGAACCAGATCATGCCCGCCACCGGCCGGCAGTACGGCCTCAAGGGCACCGACGCCGAGATCACCCGGCAGCTCATGGACCCGAACGTCAACCGACTGATCGGGCAGCGCATCACGACTGACCTCTACAACCGCTACAAGGGCGACGAGGAGGCGATGCTGGCGGCCTACAACGCCGGCCCGCGCCGCGGCGACCAGCTCCAGCGCCAGGGGCCCGGTACGCGCCTGCGCTCGGAGGTGGACCCCCACACGGGCAAGAAGACCTACACGGTCGAGCACTCCGACCGCAACGAGGCCTTCCTGCCGATGGAGACCCAGCGCTACCTCGCCGACGCCCGCCGCGTGGCGCAGGGCAAGGGGGGCCAGCTCGCCGGGTCGCCGGTGATGGATCACAGGGAGCTGCCGCTCAACGAGGAGCCCGACGAGTTCGACGCTGCCCTGGCACGCGTGCGGGCCGAGGAGGGCGAGGAGCAGGCCCGCCGGCCGTCCCTGTGGGAGCGCTTCGCCGCCGACGAGAGCGGCAGCCTTGACCCCTGGGAGGCCGTTGGCAGCCGCATGGCGGACGCCGACAAGGGCCCCTCGATCTTCGAGCGCCTGCAGGAGGGCCTGCACAACACCTACCTCGAGCTGTTCAACCCGGGTCACCCCATCCGCCGGCTGGTGGACGCGGCGACGACGGGTGGCGCTCTGCCCTCGGGCGAGAACCCGGAGTTCCTCTACCGCTTCGCGGAGCACTCGGCGACCACGTCGAAGTACATGATCGAGCGGAACATGGTCGACCCGGATGGCAACATCACGGGCCCGGGCCTCCGCACCATCCTCGACCTGGGGCAGAGCCAGATGGGGCCGAAGCGCTTCTGGACCTACGCCATCGGGAAGTGGGCGGTCGAGAAGGCCGGTCAGTCCAAGGAAACCGGGGTCGAGGTGGACGCCGCCCGTCGCGTGGTCGAGGAGGGTGAGGCCGGTGGCATCATTCCCCCGGGCGAGGATCTGGACGCGCACATGGCGCGCATCGGCACCACCCTGGTGGATCTGCCGGCCGGCAACAAGATCATCGACCGCTTCGGCCCGCACTTCGACATCGCCGCCAACCGCGTCCGCATGCTCAAGGGCACCGACGCCGAGTACGAGGCGAAGTATGGGAAGGGCCTGACCTACGCCGTGGTGAAGGCGCACGAGATCGGCCACGCCATCGCCTACAGCCTTGACCGCCTGACGGAGAAGGTCGGCCGCGGCGACTGGACGCACCTCGATCCGCGCGTTATCCGCGACCTGACCGACGAGCTGACCATCGTCTCCCGCCGCTACAAGCCGGGCCTGTGGCGCGACGCCATGCAGCGGACCCACGTCACGAAGCAGAGCGAGCTGATCGCCGACGCCATTGCGACATGGATGACGGATCCGGTCGCACGCACGCGGATGCCGGAGTTCGAGAACCTGATCCGCACCAGCGTCCCGGGCTTCGACATCGAGACCCTGGGCGCGAAGCCGGGCGAGTGGGGCACCCCCATGCAGCGGGCGTTCCAGCAGCTTCAGGACTTCCAGAACGCCACGTTCCGCTACCTCTACAAGAGCGGGGCCATGTCGCGGGAGACCTACCTGCAGTCGGTGGCGCTGAACGCCGCGCGCATCCCCGGCTATCGGGAGCTCGACGGCCCGCCGACCGGCATGGGCACCGGCCCCGGGAAGACCGCCTGGAACCCGGTGAAAGAGTTCTTCGGCTCCGACCGCAAGGTCCAGAACATCCTGCAGTCGCTGTTGCAGGAGGCGTTCCTGCGGATCCAGCTCGCCGACTTCAACACGCAGAACCGGGCGATCTTCAACACGGCGCAGAAGCTGGGCGACGCTGATCCCCTGGGCGCGGCCGAGGTGGCGAAGCCGGTCAACTACGATCTGCTGAACGCCCTGGGCAACATGAAGGACATCGGGATGGAGGACGAGCACATCCAGACCATCCTCCAGAACCTGGGCGGCGCGGGCCTGCGCCATGACGAGGTGCCGATCTTCGAAGACGGCAAGATGCGCCGGGTGAAATTCAACGACCCCGACATGGTGCGCCTGCTGCGCGGCTACGACGCCACCAGCCTGGCCACATGGCAGAAGGTGGTCGCGGCCTTCACCAAGGTGCAGCGCACGCTGATCGTCATGAACCCGCTGTTCCCGCTGCGCCTGATCGGCTACGACGTGCCGTGGCAGTTCATCACCACGCCGGGCGTGCGGAACACCGTGGCGGACTTCTTCGTCGGCCTGGGCCACGTCATGGGCAACAAGCCGATGTACGACGAGTGGCTGCGCTCCGGCGGCGCTGAGCGGGTGTTCGACGGCCTCGCCAAGAACGAGTACATCAAGAAGGTGCTCAAGGGCGAGGAGGATCCCAGCTTCACTGACGGGATCTGGAACGTCGTCAAGACGCCCTACGAGGCGCTGCGGGTGTGGGGCTCGGTCCTAGGCCAGGCGCAGCGGGTCGGCCGCTACGTCCGCGGCCGCCAGCAAGGCGAGGAGCCCGACGTCGCTGCGGTCAACAGCAGCGAGGCGTCCTTCCACCGGATCGGCTTCGGCGGCCCGCACGCCAAGTCCCTGAACGCGATGATCCCCTTCTTCACGGCCTACCTGAACAGCCTGGAGAAGACGGCGCGCGGCTTCTTCGGCATCGGCCGCACCACGACCGGGATGGAGTTCAGCGGCAAGAACCTCGTGCAGTTCCACGCCAAGGCTATCGGCGTGATTACTATGCTGTCGCTGGCGCAGTGGTATCACGACCGAGACAAGGAATGGTATAAAGCCGCGCCGGAGTGGCAGAAGGACAACGGCCTGTTCATCCACATCGGGCCCGACGACGGCACGGGGCACACGTTCTTCTACAAGTTCCCGCCCCTGATCAGCTTCATCTATGGCGGCCTCCCCCGGCGTCTGGCCGAGGCGTTCATCGACGACAACCCGCACGCCTTCGACGGCATGGGTGCCAGCTTCGGCGACAGCCTCCTGCCGCCCGGCGGGCTCGTCCTCTACAACGTCTTCCTGCCGATCATCGAGCACGTCGCGAACCACAGCTTCTTCCACGACACGCCGCTGGTGGACGACAACACCCGCCGCAACGTCATGCCGGCCGAGCAGTACAACCAATACAGCTCGGGGCTGGCGCGCAACATCGCCCGCTTCGCCAGCGACGTCCCGCTGGTCAAGGACATGAAGCTGTCGCCGCCGGTGGTGGACAACTACCTCAACGGCTGGGGCGGGACGCTCGGCACGGCCGCCATCCGCGCCACCGACCAGCTCACGCACAACGGCCCCTGGAAGCCGGGCGCTCCGCTGCCGCGGTTCGAGGACATGCCGCTGGCCAGCTCCTGGCAGACCCGCTACCCCAGCGCCTCGGCCGAGCCGATCAAGATGTTCGGCCACCGGATGGACGACTTCGACGCCGTCCACGGCTCCCTGGTGCGCGCCCTCGAGCATGGCGATCTGGCCCAATTCACCAAGATCGCCCGGGAGAACCCGACCGCGGCCGTCGTCCACGCCTTCAACCTGCGGGGCAAGCCGATCCCGGCCGACAAGGCTCCGTACCTGCAGGCCCTGCGCGACGCCGCCCAGGGGGCCGACATCCCCTCGGCGCGGCTGATCATGCAGGCGCAGCTCGCCCTGAAGAACGCCCGTGACTATGCGGCCAGGGTCTACGAGGCGGACAACCTGTCGCCGGCGGACAAGCGCCAGATCCTCGACGCCACCTATGCTCAGATGCAGGTGATGGCCGAGCGCGCGAACGACGTCATGGATCGGTCGGGCTTCGACGGCTACCACGCCGGGCGGAACACCCAGCCGAACCCCGACAAGATCGCCTTCCAGCCGCCGCAGCCGGGGATCTAGGCCATGGTCAAGCGCATCCGCGTCCCTGGGCTGATCGGCCGCGGTATCCCCGAGGGCTACATCCTCGGCCGCCTGCGTGGCTCGAAGCACGGCGACGTCCAGCTCCTCGACCTGAACCACCTGCGCCAGTTCGGCGTGGCGAATGCGGCGAGCACCAAGAAGGACAGCACTGTCGCCGGCTTCACCTTCAGCGAGACTGGCCTGATGCTCGACAACGAGCTCCTGGGCTCGGGCTCCTGGGGCCACGACGTGACGTTCACGAACGACTATCCGGGCTCGAGCGTCTCGTGCGACCCGGGCTTCACCTCGACCGCCACGAACCCCATGCACATCCACGCCCTGATCGGCGGCGTCGACACCATCGTCGGCACGATCACGCCGGCGGTCGGGGTGCTCGCCGCCACCATCGCCTGGCTGACGTCGCCCTATGTTCACGCCGCCGGCAATCCGCTATCATTGCGGGGCCCGACGCCGGCCGACGCGACGTGGGGCAACGTCCACGGGACGGTCGTCGGGTACAGGAGCTGACATGGCGACGATCAAGCACACCCGCGGGGACTTCGAGGTCAGCCCCGCCTTCGCCCTGGCCCACGCCGGGCTGCTGAGCGTGCCGCACGCGGCGCTCGAGACGGAGCGCTGGCGGCTGCTCAATCAGAGCAACAGCCGCCGCCTGACGCCGCAGGAGCGCTCCAAGCTGGACAGCGTGACCCACGTCATCAACGTCCACCGGGCGCTCGACGTGTTCCATGACGTCCACCACTCGCACTTCGGGTTCGAGTACGCCGACCAGCTCCATGGCAACCTGATCACCAAGGATTGCGGCTGCCAGATCCACTACGCCTTCGACCACCATGCCCGGGACGGCAGCAAGGGTCCGCTGGTCCTGCACCCGCACCGCAGCGAGGCGCACTGCCACGACCACAAGCACCTGACGGACGTCCGCGAGCACCACAAAGCCCTGCACGGGTAGCGCATGACGAACACCGCCACTCTGTTCGTCGGGGGCTACACCCCCAACAACGACTTCTTCATCAACGGCCGCTACTTCGTCGGCTTCGGGGCGACCGTCCGCAGCAATGGCGCGGGTTCCTCGCTCGAGGCCAACGTGCAGCGGGCGACGACGGTGTCCTGCACCCTGCAGAACATCGGCTGTCAGGTCGTCCTGTCGAACACCGGGGCCAACACGACGGGGTGGTGGAGCCGGGTCGGGGCGGCGGACGGCAACCAGACGGCGGTGCTCACCTCGAGCGTCACCGGCTACATCCAAGACACGACGCACACCGACAGCCTGACGGCGACGACCAGCCTGTTCAACGCCGCCTTCAAGGGCGTCAGCGCCGGCCCCGACTGCGAGATCACCAGCCACAACGTGGTGATCGTGAACACCTCGCCCCTGGCCGAGTTTGCCTGGAGCCCCCAGGCGAACATCAACGCCAACGGCCTGACCTTCAGCACGAACGCCAACCACTTCCTCCACATCATGGGCGGCTCTGGCGCGTCGACCGACACCAGCGAGACGTCCGAGAGCAACGCGACGAAAATGCTCGTGCGCGCGGCCGGCACCTACAAGGGGCTGCAGGCGATCCTGACGACGAACACGTCGGGCAGCACGATCAAGTTCCGGGTGAACGGCGCGAACGGGAACCAGACGATCTCGCCTGGCACCACCTCGAGCGCCGCCCTCACGCAGGACACCACGCACACCGACGCCGTCGTCAGCGGCGACCGGGTGAACTACGTGCTGAACCCGAACGCCTCGGCCACGATGACGACCACCTACCTGGGTGGCAGCTTCGCCGGCACCACCAGCGCCCAGGACGTGTTCGCCACCGCCGGCACGACGCTGTCCAACGCGAACACCTTCATGGCTGTGGGCGGCTCCTGGGGCTCGAACACGACCGAGAGCCAGTCGCAGATCAAGTGCCACACGGCCGTCACCTGGGACCGGCTGCGCGTGCGCCTGACGTCCAACAGCCTGTCGACCAACCAGACCTTCATCAGCCGCAACGCGACCGCGGACGGCAACCAGACGGTCACCCTGACGGCCGGCAGCGGCGCGGCGGACCTTGAGGACACGACGCACACCGACAGCGTCTCCGCGGACGCCCTGGTCAACTACAAGTACCCGGTCAGCGGCAGCCCCACGGGCAGCGCCATCGTCGCCTGGTACGGTGGCAAGTTCAACGACGGCACCAACACCGGCAGCTCGACCGAGACCGGCACCGCCACCATGGCGTTCAGCGGGATCAGCTTCGTCGCCAGCGGCGCGCGCCAGGAGACGAGCACCGGAGCCATGGCCTTTGCGGGGATCAGCTTCTCCGGCAGCGGCGCGCGCACCGAGACGGGCACCGCCGGCATGGCGTTCACGAAGGCCAGCTTCGTCGGCACCGGGCTCGTCATCAAGGTCAAGGGCACCGCCGGCATGGCGTTCGCCGGGATCAGTATCCAGGCCAGCGGGCTGGTCCTCGGCCCGGCCGGCTCTGGCCTCCGTCAGTTCAGCACCTTCGGCTAGACAGCAACCCCACCTTCGGAGTACAGTGAACCATGGCTACCCTGCCCGTCATGTCCATCATCGCCGCGAAGGCTGCGCTCGACGCGACCACCGCGCTCGTCAACGGCGGGGGCACCGGCAATCTCTACATCCGCTCCGGCGCGCAGCCGGCGACCACGCTGACGGCCGACAGCGGCACGCTCGGGGCGACGCTGCCCATGAGCGCCACGGCCTTCGGCGCGTCCACCAGCGCCACCAGCAACGGGTTGGCGACCGCGACGGCCAACGCCATCACGTCCGACACCAACGCGGCCGCCTCGATCACCGCCGCCCACTTCCGCATCAAGAGCGGCGGCGGCACGGTGATCTACCAGGGCAACGTCGGCACCTCGGGCTGCGACCTGAACCTCAACACCACCACGATCACCGCCGGCGACACCGTCGCGGTGACCAGCTTCAAGATCACACTGCCGTGTGGGGATGGAACGTCATGAGCAACGAGCACGAACAGCGCATCGGCATCGTCGTCCGCAAGGACGGCACCGTGCCCTTCGACGAGGACTGCCACCCGCAGGTGCGCGCCGCGGTGTTCGAGCACCTGCGCCAGCTCGGGATCCCGCTGCACATGGACGAGCACGGCGTCCACCGGATCCCCGACCACCACAAGCACATCCACAAGCTGCACGGTCAGGCCAAGGTTCCCGACTGATGTCCGACGCGCATCCCGCTTCCATGGTCGTCGGTCACGGCGCGAGCCTCGTCGCCATCGTCCTGTCGTGGACCGGCGTGCTGCAGCCCATCGTGGCGCTGCTGGCGACGCTCGCCGCAGTTGTCTGGTACGCCGTTCAGGTGTATGAGAGCAAGTTCGTGCAGAAGCATATCCGTGTCCATCGCAGCCGCCGGCGTCGCCGGCGCAAGGGAGCAACCCATGTCCAACACCATCAAGGATCTCGAGGCAGCGGCCACCGGCGTCGTGACTGAAGTCAAGGACGACGTCGCCAAGATCGAGGCCGACGTCAAGCCTGACACCCGCGCCGCCTACATCGTGGCCGGCATCATCCTGGCCATCGGCGTCGTCATCGGACAGGCCGTCGCCGGTATCTTCGGCATCTGACGATGGCCCGGGTTCACCCGGCCGTCAGCCACGGCGCAACGGGGCTCGGTGCCCTGGCCGCTGGCCTCGGCCTCGCGACGCAGCTCATGCCTGCCTATGAAGGGGAAGTGCGCCACGCCTACCCCGACACGGGCGGCGTCTGGACGGCGTGCGACGGCCAGACGGCCGGGGTCCATCCGGGTGATGTCTTCACCCACGCGCAGTGCCAGGCGCTGCTGGGGGACGACCTGAAGGTCCGCATCCGCCGCATGAACGCCTGCCTGACGCCCGGCACGCCGCTGCTCGAGGCACACGTCGCGTGGTCCTTCATCGACTACGACTACAACACTGGCCGCTTCTGCAGCCGCGTCGCTCCGTTCTGGAACGCCGGCCGCTACGCCGTCGCCTGCAAGCGCATGGACTGGCCCACCAAGGACCACGCCGGGCACCTGCTGAAGGGCCTCGTGCGCCGCCGCGCTGACGAGCAGGCGGCCTGCCTCAAGGGGATCAACTCCTGATGCCTCCGATCTCGATCAAGGCCGCCCTACTGATCGCCAGCTACCTGTTTGCCTTCGCCGCCGGCGGGGCGCTCATGCATCGCCTGGACGAGGGGCGCTACCAGAAGCTGGTGGCCACCCAGGCCAGGGCGCAGACGAAGGCGGTCGAGCACGCGCGCGTCGTCGAGCAGGCGCAGACCCAGGTGGCCGTCCGCGCCGCCGGATCCGCGGCCGCGGCGCAGGAGCGCATCGTCACCCGCACCATCACTCTCACCCGCGAGGTTCCCAATGCGGTCGCTACTCTGGTTCGTGATCATCCCTGTGTGCCTGTTGGCCTTGTGCGGCTGCACGACGCCGCGGCCTACGGGATCAGCCCAGCCGACGTTGGTCTCCCCGCCGACCAACCTGACGACGCCTGCTCGGCGGTTGCGTGGCCTGACTTCGCCGCCGTCATCGTCGAGAACTACGGCACCGCCAGGCAGAACGCCCAGCAGCTCGACGATCTCATTGCGTTCGAGGCCGACCGCGCTCGGGCCTTCGATGGCGTGGTTCTACCCGAACGGCGTGGCCTACCTGCGGGCGGGGCAGCGCGAAGTGATGCCGGGGATCTGGACCTTCAACACCTGACGGAGTACAACAGCATGCCCCTGGGCATCCACATCCACGTCCATCACCACTTCGAGGAACCTCTCGCCTTGTCCTTCCAAGACCAGATCGACCGCGCCGTCGCCGCCGTCCAGGCCGCGAACCAGCGCGCCGCCAACGCCGAGGCCGCTACGGCCGAAGCCGTGGCCCAACGTGACGCGGCCGTTGCCGCCCTCGCCGGCGACAAGTCGGCCGAAGACGCCGTGAACGAAGCCGCCCTGGCCGCGGCGCTCGACGCCGCCGGCGTTCCCCCGCTCGCTCCGGTGACCCCGGCCGAACCGGCCGCAGCGCCGGCGGCCGCGCCAGCCGTCGTGACCAACGCTGACGGCGTCACCGATCTCGCCGCTTCCGGCCTCAACCCGGATGGGTCGCCGGCCTCCTAACCCACCCACGTTCGATGATGGGTCCAACTGAAACCCCCGCCGGAGCGATCCAGCGGGGGTTCTTTTGTTACCGGCTATTGGCGGTTATTAGAGGCCGCCGTCCTTGATCGTAGCGAAGGCGGCGTCGAACACTTCCTTCGGAGACGGCCGCTCCCGCGGCAGCTCCACGCCGTTCTCGTCGTAGCCCCGGATGGCGCTGCGGGGGAGTGGCAAGCCGTGCAGCTCCTCGAGCTCTTTCTGCAGCAGGGCCAGCGCCCGCCACGCCACCTTGACCGAATGAAGCTGGCCATCGGTGTCGACGGTGCCGCGCTCGACGAGGTGGCGCAGCAGCGTGTCCGCCTCGTCGCCCGACTTCGAGCGGTCCCAGCGCACCGGCTTACCGGGGTTGTGCTGCTCGTTGGCGATCATGGACAGGCGCGCCACGGCGGCCAGGGCGTCGGGGAAGTAGTCGATCAGCCCGGTCACCATGGGGATGCCCTTGCGGGCCTGGGCGTCAGTCGGCAGCATGGGTGGTCAGCTCCTTCAGGACATCGCGGCCGAGCCGCATCAGGTGGACGACGTCGGCTTCGGCCTTCGTCAGCTTCACCGGCCGGCACCAGAGGCAGCCGCCGGGCTGGTCGCCGCAGCGGGTGCAGGCGGCGCAGGGGTTGAGGGCGGCGTCGCCCACGGTCATGGAGAACTGCGCGGCTGCGCGTTCGTCCTGGCGCTCAGCACGGGTGTCGTGCCTCACACCTCCCAATCGGTCACCGGCTCGGCCGGTTTCGTTTCCGTATCCCACAGGGGTTCCTCCTCGATAGTGGGGGTGTTGATAGCAGGGGACGCCACGGCGGCAGCAGTCCTCGTCGTTCTCGCAACAGGTGAACATCCTTCCCTCCTGGGGTAGGGCGCGGTCATGTAGAAGGCGTAGCTCGGATCCTCGGCGAAGCGCTGCGAGGCCCAGGCCCGGCCGGCGGCGTGCGTGGGGAAGATCTCGAACGGGATCCGCCCCTGCACCTCCGTCAGTCTCAGCCCTGCCACGTCAGCCACTCGGCTTCGGCCTCGGTGCGCTGTTGCTGCAGCTTCACCTCCCAGCGGGCGGTGACGCCGTGCTTGGGGTGGACGAAGAACAGCGACTGCGACGCCGGCGCGTAGGGCGCGCGCAGGGCCAGGCGGGCGTACTCGTCGTAGCCCTTGAGGCAGTTGTTGACGATCACGCCCGGCAGCCACAGGGTCTGGTGCCAGTGGCCCATCAGGATGTAGTCGACGTCGCGGCCGATCTGGCGCTCGCTGTTGCCGACCTTGATGGAGCCGCGCATGATCGGGCCGATGGCACCGATGATGCCGTCGCCGCCCTTCACGCCCAGGCTGTCGCCGTGGGTCAGCAGGAACCGGCGGCCGCTCACCTTGAAGAAGGCGTCGGTGTTCTCGGGGATCAGAAAGGTGATGCGCTTGTCGCGCCGGAAGTGGCGCTCGAGGTTGCAGTAGATGTTCCACTCGTGCGAGGTGAACACCCGCCCCTTCATGCGCGGCTTGCGGCTGGCGCGGCCGTGGTTGCCCACGACGCAGGGGACGAAGACCTTGCCGAACTCGTCGGCCATCTTCTCGAGCGCCGAGGCCAACAGGTCGGTCAGGTCGTTGATGCACTGCTGGGTGGTGCGGTCGTTGGTGGCGAACAGCTCCTCGTGGATGTCGCCGGAGATCATGTCGCCGCCCAGGCACACGACGATGCCCGGGTACTTCGCGTCGCCCTGGCCCATGTGGTTCCGGCACAGGTCGATGGTCGCCTCGACGAGCTGCTCGGCCCGGGCTTTGGCGATGTCGGCGTTGAACTCGTTGAGACCGTTCACCTCCTCGGCGCGCACAGTCTCGCCATAGTGCCAGTCGGACCAGATGGTCACGGGCACGCCCAGGCTGCGGATCGGCGGCTTCTCGGGCGAGGTCCACTTCGGCGGCTCCGGCGTGCGGGCGGCGAGGCGGTAGATCTCCTGGCGGATCCGCTCGGCGCTGTCGGCTTCCTTGGACAGGCGGCCGATGTCGATGCGGGCCCGGGACAGCTCGATGCGGAGCCGGTCCACCTCGGTCAGGATCTGGCTCTCGGCCGTCAGCCCACGGGCCTCAGCATAGCCGATGCGCTTGTTGACGACGTTGGCGTCCACCTGCAGGAAGCGGGCGGCTGCGCGGATGCTGCCCTTGTCGCGGACGGCCCGCAGGGCCTCCACGATCTCGGCGTCGGTGGTCTGAGCTATGGCCATCGGGGTCATTCCTTCGTGAGGGTTGCCATTGCGAACTTCAGGAGGCACCAAGCGTCGGCCTCGTGCTCGTTGTCGCCACCATAGCCCATGAGCTGGGCGGCTTCAATCATGTCGGCTTTGTCAGCGTTGCCCTTGCCGACCGCCCACTTCTTGATCTCGGCCGGGGTGATGTCGAGGACGGGCACGCCGGCGTTGTGCGCCGCAGCTTCGAGGATGCCGGCCATGCCCCACAGGAGGCGCGTGGCAGCCTGGCCCCGGGCGAACGGGCGCTCGTAGACCACGATGTCGAGCCGGGACGTGGCGTCGTTCATGGCAGCTAGGGTGGCGGCGAAGCTGCCCAGCACCTCCGGTCGCTTGCGCGCCAGCTTCGGTCTGTTGCGGTCGGGGTTCTCGTCGATATGGAACGCCTCGGCTTTGTCCCCCAGCAGCTCGGCCTTGGCGGAGAGCTGGTTCGTGGCGATGGCCCAGGTCGAGCCCAGGTCGAAGGCGGCGATCTTCATTTGCGGTATCGGTCTCCCTGCCACGCGTCGACCTTGATCGGGATGCCGATCTCGCGGGTCCACGGCTGGATGTCTTCCATGATCTGTTTGAACGCCTTCAGGTCGGCGTCCACCTTCAGCGGCTCGGCGACGATCTCGTCGTGAACCTCGAGCACCACCGGGAACCCGTTGGCCTCGAGCCGCTTCTTCGCGTCTTCCATCACCTCGCGCTCGATCTTCATGACCGCGTTCTCGGTGAGTTGGCCCCCGAAGGCGTCGCGGGTCACCCAGCGGCCGGCCTTCATCACCTGATAGCTGAAGCCGCGGCGGACGTCGGTCTCGTCCCACGGCATCGGCCGGCGGGTGCGCTGGGGGTTGAAGTAGTGGATGGTCGAGCCGTTGGGGAAGCGGGCCGTCAGCCACTGATCCTCGAGATAGTAGACGATGCCGTGCGTCTCCTGGGGCGTGCCGTCCCACACGCAGCGGATCGCCGCGTCCTGCAGGGCGTACCACAGCTCGGGGACGCAGGGGGCCCACTCTTTGCGGTAGACGCGCACCACCTCCTCGCAGAAGACCAGCGTCTGGCCCTTGCCGTATTTGATCAGGAAGGTGCGGCCGCCCATCTGGAAGCCCAGGCCGAGCACGCTGTTCTTCCCGGTCTGGCGCTCGATCAGATCCTTCTTGGTGATCTCCCGCTTGTAGATCTGCGAGCCCATGTCGCAGTAAATGTCCGCGCCGGCGGCCATCAGGGCGACCTTGTCCCGTTGCCCGGCCAGGGCCAGGACGGTGCGCGCCTGGATCCCGGCGTAGTCGCCGGCGAGCAGGATGCGGTCGTCGTCGCAGGTGATGCAGTGGCGCAGGCTCGAGACCACCGTCTCTACGGCCGGGCCGTACATGCTCTCGATCAGATCCGCGTCGCGCATCTTCAGGGCGCGCACCAGCGGCGTCGGATCCGGCGTGTCCCCGTCTTCCTTCAGGGAGCCGCGGGGGAAGTTGTGGGGCTGCAGCAGGCGGCCCGCCTGGCGGCCGGGGCCGGTGCCGTGGTAGACGAGGAGCTGCCGCGCACGGCCGTCGTAGCCGCAGCAATGGCGCATCGCCGCCAGCTTCTTGATGCTTGCCGAACCGACGAGCTGCCTGATATGAAGGGCCTCCCGCACCTCGGCGGGGAGAGGCACATGCTCCGGCTCCTCCACACCCGTGTCCCATTCGTCGCCTTCGGGGTCGGCATAGCCTGCATCGTCGTCTGTGGCGTCGGGCTCGTCGTCCTCGCCTAGCAGCTCGGCCAGCGTATCCTTCTGCAGGTTCGGCAGGTGGACGCCGCGGTCGGCGCACCATTGCTTGACCTTGGCGATCTGGCCGAAGCTGAGGCCGCCCGTCAGCTCGCGGAAGCGCTCGGCCAGCGGGCCCGAGGCTTGGTCGACGATGTCCTGCATGGCCGCCACCAGCTCGCGGTCGAGCCGCACGCCGCGGTCATTGGTGCGCGTGGAGGCCAGCCAGATGGGGCGCTCGTGCGCCGGCAGCCAGCCGATGCGGCGGTGCAGGGCGACCTGGGCGTCGATGTCGACGAAGCAGTAGTCCACGATCCGCTTCAGCGTCTCGGCCGTGATCTGCGGCCGCACGCCGGTCTTGGCGTACTCGCGGTTCAGCTTCCGCACCAGGGCGTTGCCCTCCATGTCCTTGGACACGGGCAGCTTCAGCACCGGCAGGACGCGGTCGAGGCCTGCGGGGAGCACGAGCTGCTGGCCCCGGGCCATGGTGTCGTGCCACTGCTCGAGGGGCAGTGCCGGCCAGCCATGCTCGCGCTCCATCTGCCAGCGCCAGATCGACCGCTCGAAGCCGGCTTGGTGCGCCACGAAGATGACGCCCTTCTCGATAGCCTGGCGGATGATGTCGGGGCACGGCTGCCCCTGGACCCAGGATCCGCGCCGGCGGTCGCTGGCCTCCCAGCAGAGGCACAGCACCTCGGTGGTGAAGTCCTGGGCGTAGCGGTCAGCGCCGGCCTTCGTCAGGTCGCAGGCGCTCAGCGTCTCGAAGTCGACGACGATCCAGGGCTGGGCCATCAGCGGCGCGCCTCCCGCGCGCGGGTCTGCGCCGGCGTCTCGCCGTCTCGGCTGATCGGCCGAGGGTGGCCGATGCCGCAGCGCGGGCAGCTCTTGCTGATCGACGAACCGACGCGCACGCCCCACCAGCTACAGGTCGGCTGCGGGCACTCGACTACGTGACGGGGGGACCAATGACGGGCCATGGCGGGCTCCAGATACGAGGTGGGCCCAGCGCGCTTGTGTCAAAGCGGTTTCCCGCGCGCTGGGCCCTTGGCAGGGGTCGGCCTATCGGGCGGCTGCCAGGGCCGCCTCGGGCTCCCTACCAATCCGTCGTGCCGGCACCGCCGGTCGGATCGACCTGACTGTCGATGCCGATGTAGCCCTTGAAGACGTCGGCCCCGGAGGTGCCGCCCGTGATCAGGGCCTCGCCGGTGTTCGTCGAGCACACCTTGTTCAGGTACGCCGTGACGCCCGGCTTGCCTTCGCCGACCGCATCGTAGGCCTGGAAGTTCACCTCGAACAGGACGTTCTTGCCCGTGTCGAAGCGCTTCTTCGCCGCCTTGATGGCATCCTGGCCGTCGAGCAGCACCCAGCGGCCGCCTTCGATGTGCGACAGCTCCGGCTGGAACTGCGACCGCGCGACCAGCACCTGCCGTCCGCGCGACCATTCGCGCTTCTTGCCCTTCGCCGTGGCCTTGTCCGCCAGCTTGTCGCCGGGGGTCAGGGGGACGAGGATCTCGCCGGCCTTGATGGCAGCGCCGATGTCGCGGCCGGGCCACTTCGCCTGGGCGACGGCCACGATCTTGGCGCGGGCCGCCTGCAGGTCGACGTGATCGGCCTCGAACTCGAAGTTGGCGCTGAATTTGGGTTCCTCTTTCGAGGACTGCGTGACCTTCTTCGCCTCCACGACGTTGAGGAAGCTGCCCAGGACGGGCTTGCTGGAGCTGAACAGCCCGAGCTGGTCGTTGGTTTCGGTGGTCATAGGATCTCTCCGATAGCTTGGCCGGTGGGCCGATAGAACCCCAAGTGGGGAATGGTTGGACGCTAGTCCTTGGTGGCTGACCTGTCAACCGCCTTCTTCGTCGAAGGTTTCGGCGGCGACGGGAAGTCCGGCCAGCGCTTGCCGATACCGCGGCTGGTCTTGCCTTGGTTGGGGCCGCCGGCGTCGAACGTCGTGCGCTTGCCTCTGCGGTTGGTGCCGCTGTATCCAGGGGCGTAGGGCATCACTCAGCTTTCTCCAGATAGGCCTTGAACACCTCGGACCCCTGCGTGACCTTGACGGCCAGCCGGCTGTCGTCGGCCAGGGCGACGGTGAGGCCGGTGTCGGGCGAGTACGCCCATTCCTTGACCCACTCTTTGGCGGCCGGCAGCTTCTCCAGCTCGGCCGGGGACTTCAGCTCGCGCGGCTTCCAGGCGTCGTCGCCGAACTTGCCCTTGGCGATGTCGACCGCCCCGGGCTTGAACACGCGGTTGGCCTTCTTCCGCACCAGCTTGATGCCTGGCACCTGCGCGCCCCGCATCTGCCGGTCCAGCGCCTCGCGCTCGAGGGCGCGGATGTAGTGCTTGACCGCCTCGGCCGCCTTGTAGTTGAGGCCCAGGGTCTCGTTGGTCATGTCGGGGATGTGCTTGGCGTTGGCCGTAGCGCCGGCCCCGAACATGGCGGTCAGCAAGGGGCAAACCAGCTTCGCCGGGCAGAAGCGGCAGTGCTCGCCGGCGTCGAGCCGATCATCGAACTGCGTGGCGTTCATGGCGGGCACCAGCGTGCCGTGGATCCAGGCCTTGATCTCGCCCACGGTGGTGTCCCACTCGCGGACCTGACCGTCAGGGTGCCACTCGATCCGCGGCTGCGCGATAGCCAGGCGAACGGTGTGCTCGTCGCGCATGGTGCGGCCGTACTGGCGCTCCAGGCCGTCGATCAGGCCGAAGGCATAATACTTGAGCTGGGGGTTGTCCTCCACCTCGACGGCCAAGCCCTCGCCGCCCTTCAGATCCACGACGTACAGGACGTGCTTGCCGTCCGGCTCGATCACGGCCGTGCCGAAGTCGGCGGTGCCGTAGAACGCGGGATGGACCGGCGAGCTGATGGCGTACTCGATCCAGACGTCGCCGGCGTCAGCGGCCGCGGAGACGCGGCGGCAGTAGTCGAGGTAGACCCCGATGGGCGTCGCCAGATCCGCGGTGATCTTGGTGTCGTTGTAGGTCGAGCCGACCAGCTCGTAGCTCTCCAGCTCCTCCAGCAGGGCGGTGGCGGCGGCCTCGTGCATGGCCGTGCCGATGCGGCGATAGTCGGGCTCGTCGCTCTCGCCCAGGTCCAGGCGCTTCAGCAGCTCTACCGAGCCCGGGCACTTCATCCAGCGCTCAGCACCGGACGCGCCCAGCGGCGAGTGGCCGCGGCGGCTGTGGTCCTGGGGCTCGGCCGGCGCGCGATCAGCCTGGCGGAAGATCTCCGCGGCGCGCTCCTCGGCGGCCAGCTCGGCCTCGGCGTCTCGAACAACGGTCATGGGTGGTGCTCCTCGACTAGCACGGGGATCAATCCACGCCCCTCGAGCCTTGGCCTTGGCGTTCGCTTCCGCGATCCAGGCCAGCTCTTGGGGCGTGAATTGCTTGGGCACTGGCTACTTCGTCAGGGCCGCCAGCTTCGCCAGGAACGTGGCGCGCTGGGCCTGCGGGATCTCCGTCACCTTGAACTTCTCACCCGCCGGCTTGGTGTTGAACGACTGGATCGTGTCCCGCACCTTGGAGGGGTCGCCCAGGCGCTCGGCCGTGGTCGAGCAGGCGGCGTTCAGCTCGGCGTCGGAGACGTCGGCCGTGGCGGTGTCGCTCGCCCATTCGTCACCGGACGCTGGGGGAGTGTCCTGGGCCGCCGGGGCCCCCGACGTTTGCGGCTCGCCACCGCCGCCATTCGGCGGGGCTCCACCGTTTCCCTCAGCACCGGACCCCTGCGAGCCGGAGGAGATAGTCGGGGAGTTTCCCGCCGCGGCCGCTGCGGCTGCAGCCTCGTCGGCGGCGATCTCGGCCGCGGTGCGGCGCTTGCGGCGCTGCGTCTCGGCCGCCGGCTGTTCGGCCGAAGCCTGGGCGAGCGGAGCCGTGGCGGCCTCGTTGGTCCCGCGGCCGAGCAGCCGGTCGACCTGACGGGCGGCCAGGGTGCCGGCGAGCTGCAGAGTATCCCCCGCGGCCGCGTCGTCACCCTCGGCGACGCTGAAGTGCAGATCCACCCGCACCTTGCGCGGCGGCTGGTATTCGACGGCGCTCTTGACGCCGTCCTCGACGGACACGAGGCCGCCGGTGATTTGCGTTACGGACATCATGTCCTCCTGTTAATGCGGGTCCGGTCTAGCAGTTAGCCGGCGGCCGCGTCAAGCGGAAAGAGTGCGAGCACCTTCTCCGCGTCCTCCAGCCTGGCAGCCACCTCGGCGACTGCGTCGGCATAGGGCGGCGGCGTCCGGTGCAGGATCCCGCTCCCTACCTGGGCCACGCGGGCGTTCCGCAGGGCGTTGTTCAGGGGATGCTCCACGTCATGCAGCGCTCGGCTGATGCGGTTGAGCCGATCCTGTGCGGCGTGCGCCGCGGCTATCGTTTCTTCGTGGGTCACCACTCTATGCTCCTGGCTATCTCGATCAGCAGATCCCTGAACGGGAGGGGCGTGCGGTCGCGGATCTCGGTCTTGTTCTTCCCGCCGACCATGGCCATGTGGCCGATGCGTCGCGCCTTCTCGTAGCCATAGCGGGTGACCATCCACTCTGGCAAGGGCTTATCTGCCTTCCCCCAAATCAGCTCGGGGAGCCGCACCTTGCAGGCGTAGAGGAAGGTGCCCTTGCGGCTGAAGTGGCCGTAGTGGCCCTGCTCCACGTAGCAGGCGTAGCCGCCGAAGTCGTCGACCGGCACCCAGCCGCCGGCGCGGGGCGGGTGCTTCAGCCCGTAGTAGGCGTAGGCGTGGGTGTCGGCCGGGTGCTCGACCACGCCGCCGAAGGTGCGGGCCGCCCACAGCGACTGCGCGAAGCGGCCGCCGTCGTCGCCCAGGTGGTACTGATGGGGCTTGCGGGGTGAGCCGCCCCAATACTTCCCCCAGCGCTGGCAGGGCGGGTGCGCCACCACCGGGTGGGGGCCGGGGTACTCGCGGCTGCCGCGGGGCAGGGCCCAGGGGTCGACGCCCTCCAGCCCGAAGTAGACGCCGTCAGCCTCAACGTAGAGCGCAGCGATCTGCAGGGGCATTACATCCTCCGGTCCAGGGCCTTGTGGGTGTCTTGCTTCTTCCGCAGGCTGGTGCCCAGCACCCGCTCGCTGAAGCTGCCCTTCGCCACGAGGAAGTCGAACAGCACCTCCCCGCTCTGGCCCATGCGGTCGAGCCTGTCAATGGCCTGCTCGTTGTTGCCGGGGGTCCAGTCGCACTCGGCGGCGACGCCGCGCTGGCACACCTCCTGCAGCCCGTCCGTGCCCGTGCCCATGCTGAGCAGGTTGCCGACGATCAGCCGGTGGACGGGGGAGCGGAAGGCCTCGATCACCGCCTGTTTCTTGGAGGGCGGGGTCGAGCCGTCGATGCGGAGCGGGTTGTAGCGGGCCAGCTTCTTGCAGAGGATGTCGAGCACCTGGGTGTGCCAGGCGAACACGACCACCTTCTCCTCGCCGCCCTCGAGCAGCATGTCGACGTAGTCGGCGGCGTGCGGGGCGATAGCAATGCCCATCATCCGGCGCACCGTCGAGATCTGGCCCATGATGGCCGCGTCGACCCCCTCTAGGTTCTCGGGGTCGATGTCCAGCATGCTCTCGGCGCGCAGCGCAGCCTTGATGTGCTGGTCCTCCTCGACGTGGACGATGTCCAGGGCCGGCAGCTTGAGCTGGGGCAGCACCTCCCGCTTCAGCCGGCGCACCATGAAGTTGGCGCGGAGCCGTGCCTGCAGCTCCCCGGAGCGGCCGACCCGCTCGTCGATGTAGAGCCGGCCGTCCTTGGTTTCCTTCTGCTCCGAGGGGTTGAAGCGGATGCTGAACTTCTCCTCCGACATCCAGTCGATGCTGTCGAAGCACAGCCCCCGGGCCAGGGTGTAAGCCTCGCGCGGCCGGTTCGGCAGCGGCGTGCCGGTCAGCCCGCAGACGTAGGCGCAGCGGCTGGCGAGGTGCTCAAACTCGCGGTTCTCCCCGCCCCCGAACACCGCGCGCGTGCGCTGGCTGTCGATGGTCTTGAGATAGTGCGCCTCGTCGAGGATCAGCAGATCGTAGTAGCCCTTGGCCAAGGCGCGGCCGATGGCCGGCGTGCGCGCCAGATCGTAGCTGACGACGGTCCAGGCTGCGTCGGGGTGGACGCCGTGCCGGCCGTGCAGAATGGGGTAGACGGTGAAGGGCCACGTCATGGTCGTCCACTCGCGGATCCGCTTCACCCACTGCAGGCGGATGTTCGCCGGGCAGAGCACGAGGATCCGCTTCGCCTGCATTTCGTTGGCGAGGCAGATCCCCTGCATGGTCTTGCCGAGGCCGGGCTGATCGCCGATCAGGCAATTCTCCCGGCGCAGGGCGTACTCCACCCCCGCCTTCTGGAACGGCGACAGCTCTTTGTCGGCCGGGCAGGCGATGTGCGCCTGGCTTTCGGCCGCCCACGAGCTGGCGACCTGGGCCTGCAGCTCCTGCAGGACCGCGGCCGCGCGGGGCGTCGCGTGTTCGAAGAAGGCGACCGCGGCGTAGGGCTCGGCCGTGAACAGGACGTCCTCCAGCTCATTCGAGAGGGGAACGCTCCTGTCCAGGCCGTGTTCCTTCATGATCACCCCCGGATCCGCCTCCCAGCGGGGGACGTTGAGAGTGAACTTCCGGGTCTCGGGGTAGTAGTCCAGCTTCACCCGATCCGCCCCCGCAGGAGGCGGCCGCCGAGGCCCTGGGTGCGCGTCGCCGCCATGTCCCAATGGCTGCGCGGGTGCTTGCGGAAGCGCGGCGGCTGGCCCTTGAACGCCAGCACCTGCTGACGAACGGCGAGCGCCGCCTGATAGCCCTCGGCCGTGGAGCGCTTGCGTGTCAGCGGCTGCAGGCGGATCAGGTTCGCGGCCGCGCCGCGGAGCAGGAAGTCCTTGAGGCTTTCGAACTGCACGGCCTAGACCCCCTGCGTGAAGGCGCTGATGTTGCTCGACACGAAGTCGAGGAAGCGGCGGCTGCGGGGCGTCAGCGTGTGCGCCTCATACTGGATGTCGCCATCCGGCAGCCGGCGCTGGAACAGGGCGACCTCGCCCTTCTCGTGCGCCTTCCATGCGCGCTTCCGGTCGCGGGAGCGGCAGGGATCGTAGACGGTGATCTTGGTGGGCATTTGACATCCTCCTGTCTGTCGGCCTATGGTCTACCAGCGTAGTCGAGGACGCTCAAGCAGAAAATGCATTCCCCCTGGAAATACTTCCCCACCGGCCCGGGGCATAAGCGGCCGGCGCTCGAAGGCGACTGGCGCGAACACGCGACCGCCGACGAAGCGCAGATCCACGCGTGGGAGGCAGCCGGCTACAATCTGGCCCTCGACTGCGAGGCGTCGGGCGTCACGGTGATCGACCTTGACGGCGGCGACGTCGGCGCGACCACCTGGGCCAAGCTGGCCGAGGAGCATGGGATCGAGCCCACGTATACCGTCCGCACGCCGAAGGGCGGCCGTCACCTCTACTTCGAGGGCGCGGCCGCGACCAGCGTGCAGAAGCTGGGCCCCAAGGTGGACACCCGCGGCGTCGGCGGCTACGTGCTGGTGCCAGGCAGCGAGACCGAGGACGGCGTCTACAGCGTGCTGGAGGATCGCCCGCTGGCGCGGCTGCCGGCGTGGATCCCCACGGTGCTGGCGTCGGCCCACGAGGCGCGCGCCGCGGCCGTGGTCGAGCTGGATCTGCCCTCCAACGTCACGCGCGGGATCGCCTTCCTGCAGGGCCGGCAGCCGGTCTACCAGGGCGACGGGGCCGACGCCAAGACCTACGAGACCGCCGCGCGCCTGCGCGACTTCGGCCTCTCCCAGGACAAGATCATCGACCTGATGCTGGAGCACTACAAGTGCTTCCCCAAGGACGACCGCTTCGAAGCCTTCATCACCCGCAAAGTCGAAAATGTGCATGAGTACGCGCAGAACGAAGCGGGTGCATGGGGCGTCACCCCCGGCAGCGAGACGTTCGCGGCCTACCTCGACAGCATGCCGCCAGCGGCTGCCGGGGGTGATCAGCCCGACCCGTTCAAGGCCTACACCGAGGCCGAGCAGGACGCGTTCCAAGAGCCGGCGTGGCTGGCGCGGGATCTCCTGCCGGCGGACAGTCTGGTGATGCTGCTGGGGCCGCCCGGATCCTACAAGTCGTTCGTGGCGCTCGACATCGGCATGACCCTGGCCGCGGGGGTGCCAGGCTGGGAGCTGCCGGCGGCCGAGGCGCAGCAGGTGGTCTATGTCGCCGGCGAGGGGCCGCGGTCCATCGGCCGGCTGCGCCGCCCTGCGTGGCGTCTGGCGCGCGGGATCGAGGGCCCGGTGCCCTTCCATCTGGTGGCGAACATGCCGCTGGCGTCGATGCCCGAGCAGATCCACGCGTTCTGCGCCTCCATCAAGGCCCAGGGCATCCACCCGCGCCTCGTCGTGATCGACACCCTGGCCCGGTTCATGCTCGGGCTCAACGAGAATGACGCCAAGGACTGCGGCACGGTGATCGCCGCCCTCGACCACATCAAGCGCACGCTGCGCTGCACGGTCCTCGTCATCCACCACACCGGCAAGGACGCCGAGCGCGGGAGCCGCGGATCCAATGCCCTGATCGGCGGGATCGAGACGCTGCACGAGGTGC